CATCAATTTCCAGCTCTGTTTTCTTATCATCAGAGAGCAACTTGTCCAGCTTGCTTTCCATTTTCTTCAAATCAGACTCTTCTTTCTTCAGACCAGATACCTCTAACTTACTCTTAATATCTTTAATCCATGCTGTCACACTGTATCCTGAAATTTCAAAATCAACCATATTAAGATCATTTGCAGACATTAAATATGAATTCAATCTAATTAAAAGTAATAACAACGCATCATCTGAACACACGTTAAGATTAATTGTCATTCCATCCATATTAAGAACGCAATTTGTTTCAGGAATAAACCTAACCTTCTTCTCAGAAATTGATTTCTTCTTAGTTTCAATCTGTTTCTTTAATTCTAAAATTCTGTCATCATTTTTACTCATTAAACTCGTACTCCTTTTCATATTCTCTGCCATTTGCTAAATATTTTTGAATATACATTGGTTTCATCACTTCAAAAATCTTTTCTAATGTAACTGGAATCATATGCTTTTCTTCTATGTCTTTATATGGATAATTGTTTGATTTAACCATTTTAGATGTGGTCGGAAAAATATTGGTTACTTCACTATAATCTCTGTAGTACCTACTCGTATTATCTTTTATACGAACAATAAATAAGTTATTATTTTTGTCTTCTGGATAAATCTCAAACTCATATTTATTTCTACCGTAATATTCACTTATAAATTGTCTTTCGCTCCAACGACCAGAAGATGATCTTTTCTCAAACTCTTCAAAAGTGAGATATTTATATTCGTTTTTTGAGCTGTCGTATGGAGAATACTCACGGCTTCTTTCTAAATTATTGTAGATATTTGTATATTTTTCGCTGCATTTGTTATCAATACACTTGATAAATTTATTCTTTGGTAAAGATTTATAATGTTCAAAAATACCATTATGCCAAAACCAAAAATGTTTACCTTTATTTGTTCCTTCCCAATAGTCAAAAGCTTCAAATTTACCCATATAAATCCAGTTCTCATCATCTTTTGTGAGATATGTAGCACCGATAATTAAATCTTTTGCTTTAATGGTTTCATTATTATGGATAATTTTATTAAACTCACTAATCTGTTTATAATCAGGCGACTCAACTGGCATAAGAACTAAATCCTTACCGTCCCATCCATATATAAATTCTCCTTCAAGCCCCTTACCCTTAATACAGTTTGCATTTTCGAGAATATACAATAAATTTTCAATGGTAATTTCAAACTCAAATCCTCTTGGATCATACACTCTACAATAAGCATGTCTATGATCCCATCCTGTAGAGTAATCACCAGCTTTCTTATTGAGTACAAATCCTTCTGTTGGGACATTATCATATTCATTATTTGGGATATTCTTATCTCGCCAACCATTCCACGAAGTCTCTTTTCGCAGCTTACCTTTCTCATCGTAGTAGATTACATAAGCAAGCTTTCCTGTATATGTTTCTGAACGATTTTGATATCCAACATTTATCGTTTTAGGAACAAAAATGCTACTGTTCATTCTGTTGTCTTCTCCTTTCGTTGTATAAAATCATTTTCGCAAGAAACGAATCTTTCTTGATTTCTTATTTCACTATAAACAATTCTATAGTTCTCTCAGACATATGACTTTCTCTCGCTCTACCAGGTGTCATAACAAATACACACCAACTGCCTGATACTATATATTTACCAGGATAGTTTTTATGTAGGTATTCTCTGACTTTTTCAATAAATTTATCTTGTGCTTCGTCAATATCATTGTGAGAATATTCATCTTCGTATTCTGATTCATTAATATATTTTCCGAATATCATTGAACCGTCTGCTATATCTTGTAAAAACTGGTTATATTCATCTTCTACAATTTCATACATATAATTAATCTCCTATTAACTTATTCTCTGTTTATCTCTTTATTACTTTCATATTTTTATCCCAACTTCCTGCTATAGTTCCGTCAGGATGAATAATAAATTCTCTACAAACCGCATCATCTTCAATTTTTTCAACTTCACTTAACATCTTCATATTTGAATAGCTGAACGTAATATATGTATCATTGTACTTCCATATCTCATACACATAATAATCTTGTATTGTCTGTTCAATTAGCTCAAAATGATTAAAGGCATATTCTAAAATTTGATTGTATAAATCTTCTTTATCATCATATTCAATGCCTGTTTGTTCACCAAGTTTCATAAGTTTTCTAAAAGATAGATCATCTGCAAACGAATAAGTTCCTATCCTATTCAATACATCTTCAATTGAATCAACATCACATAAAACACATTGTATTCTCATTTTTGTATGTTTTAATCTTTTCTTGATGTTTTTTAACTCGTTCAATGTTGGCATATCACAACCGAAAATTTCATTATTTCTCTGATCTGAAATCGCATGACGACTAATATCTACAAAATTAAATAGACCATCTATCTTGTCTATATATTTGTCAAGATATTTTGCATTAGTATTCATGGTTAAAAATTTAATATTATGTTTTTCTAATACTTCACATAACTCATCAAACTTTTTGAATAATAATGGTTCACCACCAGTTACAGATACAGAATATAAAATACCAGCTTGTTCCATTTCAGATAGCATTGAATCAACCTGAGATATAAAATATTCCGCATTTTCCTGGCATTTTGAATTCTGCTCTACACAAAAGAAACATCTTGCATTACAAGCATCTGTAAGTTTTAAATGCAAATGCCATAACCACTCATTCTTTTCAACCAGTATTTTATTACCAAATAAATTCACTTCCATCTTGTCATCATATGTAATTGGAAGTTTTTCTACATCACAACTATGTATATAATCTTTAATTTTTGTATGTTGTACAAACATCTATTTCATCACCTCACAATTATTTATTCTCTTAACTGCGACATTCTCATCAATTCTTCTTTGTCTGCTTCTGATAATGTCAATCCTGCTTTAATCCAAGCCTCTGTCTGTTCATCAATTTTCTTCTTATATTCACCTTGAATTATCCCCTTTTCACTTAGCAATCTCTTACAGTTCTCATACTGAATATCATTCGTCTTATAAGCGTTTCTGAGATTACTTTCTAAACAGCGAATAATATCAATCAGCTCATCTTTTGTCATAGATTTTAATGTACTGTCGGAATATGTTTTTATTCCATCACCTATTGACATGTTCCACCATCCTTAACCGCCTTTATATAATGGCTTACTAAAATGTATTCCTCACAATCTTCGCATAAATATGGATTACTCTTTCCACCACAAACTACTGAATTACAGAATCGTTTATGTGTTTCTTCTAATTCTTTCACGACCTTATCTATATTGTAAGCACATTTCTGTCTACCAAGAATCTGCATTACATCAGACTTTCTTACAAATCCCATTTCAGATGGCAGCTTAGATAATTCTTTTCGTAATGCTGTTTTATCAATTAACTGTCCCATAATGTTATTCTCCCATTTCTATCTTCTGACCAATAAACTTCTGAAGCTGTTCATTTACATTATCAGGATAAGTTTTCACAACATAATCAGTGCAAACATGAATTTTTGTAATCACTTTATTCTCATCATATTCAATACTTCCAAGTGTTCCACCTGGAATTCTGATAGGTAAACAACCATCCTTATAATCACAAAGTACATAATGTTTCCAATGTCTATTAGGATCAAGTCCAGCAAGCTTGTCCAACTCTGTTGTGATTTCACAATAATATTCATTCATTTTTGAATATTTTGAATTTGCATATTTGTTAATCAACTTCATGATATTATTCTCCTATTTCTTTTATGTTCTTTATATAAAGCATTTAATTCCTGCTCTAATTTCTTTTTTTTCATAGGATTCTTACAATACTTTATTCTCTTTTTAATAACGGAAGGCGATTGTCCAGACCATAAATTCATCTCATATCCTATTTGTTTATTCAATTCTGCTACCACATTCTCACAAAATTTATCAATGTTTACTTTACCAAATACTACATCTTCTAATGTGCAATTATCTGAAATATCAATTACCTCCAATCTGTTCACAAGAAAGAAAAATTTCTTCCTATGATTCAAACTGATAATCTTTGTTACTTACAAATTTGTCAATCTTTCCATCTTTGAAAAATACAAATTCTGCATAAAAATCATCTATATTTTCTGACATTGCACATGAAACATACTCATCAGATTCCTCATCATATTTTTCAAACCATCTCTCAACGCCATCATCAACTGTTGTATTTTTAAAAACAAAATATGGAAATTCATTTTCGTCAATTGACAAAATATCATTTGCTATTTCAGTAAATCTTTCAATAATATGTTCTCTTTTTAAAACGGGGATATTATCTTCTTCTGATACATCATAAGTATCATTTTGTTTTAAGAATTGCATAATAGAATCTGAAATAATCTGTTTATCAGATGTATGAAAAATCTGTTGGTTTGACATCTCCCAACAAACCATATCAGGTGTGTTATCGCACTCATTAATGGATTTATTAGTTCTTGTCCATACATCATTTCCGTCCATTCCAATAATTCCCTTTTTAAAACCAAATGGTGTTTGAATATAGTCATGAATATATTTGTCTGGCAAGACACTCCAAATTATAGGAGAAAACCACCATGAATTTACATATTCAAATATTTCTTCTCCTGTATAGTCTTTTCTTATTCCATAAACACTACTACTGCTCATTTATTTTCTCCTTTCAAATCAAAATCCACCTTGAAGACCACTCCAATCAGAATTACATCTGCTAAACTCTTCATGCTTTACCTTCGTAATAACCTCGTTCACGAAGTTCTTTTTCAAAATATTCTACAAATGCCCAATTACAATCTATGCCATCTCCATCCGTAGAGCATTCATTTCCACATTCTTCACAAATATTACAATCATATCCATAAGGATAATTTTTATTAACTATCGGAGATGTTCTGATAATATTTGCAATTTGCCACAAAATATCATGATGCCACGGAGTTGTATCAAGGATAAAATATTTTTGGTTTTCTATATCATCTTGTTTCAATGCCTTATTTATAATTGATAGTTTATACTCTAAATTTTCTTTTTCTTTTAATAATTGTTTCTTTGTCATTTTCTCCTCTAATTATTTATTCTCTACTTTTCATTCATTTTCTTTACGAATTCTCGATACTTTCTTGTATATTCATAAGAATCACCGAAAATATTGTTTACTGCTTTATATAATTTTGGTTCATACTTCTGAATCACTTCTAATTCATTTTCAAAATCTCTACCAAATGGACAACCAGCACAACCTGTTCTTGGCAAGCCATACTCCGTATAACATCTACTATGTTCAATATTGTATGCTTTTTCATAATCAACCTTATCTGAATCTTTATACCAGAATAGAGGTCTGTAATTATCACAGCCACCAACCTTTTCATCAAAACAACTTTTATAAGCTGTTGCCCTTGCACCACCTTCTGCTTTTCTAATCCCTACGATTTGTAAATCAATTGGTAATAACCCATTACCACAAATACCTTCTCTTAAAATTTTATGTGCAACATCTTTCTTCGCATATTGACAGCACTTATTAGAAATCTTAAAAGTTGGTGGATTTGCAACCATGAATTCTTTTAAATATTTGTTGCGTGATATATTAAAATGACTTCCTTCACCCTTTTCTCCACACCACCACTCTAATGCTGATTTACATTTTGGATATTTTTTATACAAAATATCAAAATTTTCGTCTTCCCATTGAAAATTGTGACTTTGTAATCTTTGAATAAATTCGCTGACCTGCTTAGATAAAAATGGTTGTCCATACTGTTTACATGACAATGGAATTGGTTTAATTGCTTTATATCTAAGAATTTTTATATTATATTTCTCTTCAAGATAATCAAGATGCTCTTTTGTAGCTTGGTACTCAAGACCAGTATCGAAGCACACATAATCAACTTTATCATCTTTATCGCATCGCCATACAATATCAAGCATTACATCACTGTCTGATCCACCTGAGATTGAACAAAGAATTCTATTATATTTTGGGTTATTTATTTTTGACCATGCCCTTATTAAATTGTCTCCTATTACTGAATTTACAGGACAATCCTGCAATAATTCTTCAATTGTATTAGCTTTCTGTACCAATATGTACTTTCCTCACTGAAATTTATTTCATTTCAATGAGGTAAAGCCATACTTAGTGAGTGTCTTTTTACGCCACTATCACATTCCTTTTTCGATTCATACAAACCAATGATCCGTTTTTATGAATCATTGTGACAACCTTTGCTAATTAAAGGTACTAAATACATATGGTAAAAAACTAACCAAGTGGTAGCACAGCCTCGCAGATTCGCTCAATACTGTTGACTTCACATTTTGTCATTTTATGATTTGGATTGTCTTTGTTATAATCCTGAATAAACATGTCTATCCAAAAATCTACATACTCATCTTCTGACTCTGAGTTCATTACAACGTATCTATCAACTGTCTTATAATTTCCTTTTTCTGTTACATAAGATAGATTTATCTTGTAAACTGGCAGAGTGATTTTTGTTTTTAAGAAATTCTTTGGATGAATATTTTTTAATTTTTGTTTTAAATCTTCATCAAAAATTTCAAATGTATCAATCCCAGTCGTCAACGAGCAATTTTCAAAAAACTCACTTGGATGCACTACTTTTCACCACCTTTCTGATATTTTATTCTCTTGTTTGTTGGGATTCCCATAGCCGAATGGCTTAGATATGATTAAAATTTTCAAAAGAAAGATTGGTTTACTGCGAAACCATTACTTACTCTTCTTTACGGAAGTATTATTAACTGACTTCTGAATGTTCTTCAAAAGCTGAATATTATCGTTAATCATAAGTGCTAATGCCTGATCCTCTGTAAAACCAACACTTACATATGCATCAAACATATTCTTCTTGATTCTCGCCTGAATTGCAGGATATTCAGTATTCTCAGAATAATCCTTTGCAATAATCATAAGTTCCTTCAGAACATCATATACAGGCTCTTTATACTTTGTAATGTATGTCTTTACTACCTCTCCTAAACTTTCTGGGTTCTCTGCTAATAATCTTAAAATTGTTTCCATGTTTAATATTCTCCTTTATAATTTTTTGTTATTCTCCAAACTCACAAGTATCACATGTTGAAAAGCATTTATCATGGTCTATGCAACATTGTGCTCTGTTGTCATCTTCAAATTCTTCTTTCTTAAAATTTATACAAAATGATTCACATCTACAAGTCAACATAGACGCAATAACCATTCCGTGAATGATAGCTAATTTGCACTGATTATCGTCTCTAAATACAGTAGAATCAACCATTTTATTAAATTCTGCTGAAGCAATATAATCCAATACTTTTTGCTGCAATTCTGTTGAATCAATAA